CTGTAGGGAGGCCTCAAGGGTCTGGGGGTGGACAGAAGTTAACAACACGGTTGAATTTTACGGTCTGTAAGGCTCTAGATATTCTCCAGGAGAAGTATGATACCAATTTGGAGACATTGATTGCTGATAAGCTCTATGAGGATGCTCCTGCGGTGTTATCGAAGATCCAGAAGATTTTACCTGCTCCTGATGTTACGATTAACCATCAACATAGTGCCTTTATTAATGCGTTATCCTCTGTAGCGGAATTGATTGAAGAAAAAGCTGAGGATGAGCAAATCCATTAAAAAGGGGCTAAGTTTCTAGCTTAACCCCAAATTTCCGTAAGAATTATAATCGAGGGTAAATTCCGACGATTCTTTCCAAGATTATTATACTAGAATATGTACCTAACACAAGAAAAAAACCCCTCTATTGGGAAGTTAATAAAGGGGTTCTTCTGGAACTATTCAATTTTTAAAAAATACCCAATTTAAGTCGCTCTATTGCTCTGCGACGGTTAGAACAATAGAAACACCTATTATAAGGGGTGTTTTCAGTAAATCAAGTGCATATTGACTATTTGGTAAAAAAGATTACTATACCGTTATCTCATAATGGGCAGGTGGTTAACCTTTCTTTCTTGCTCAAGAGAGGGGAGGTTTTCCTTCAGGCCTCCCCACACTTTTTGAGGGAATTATGAAACTAAAGCCTTTCATGATAGTCAAAATTGGCGGTATGGATATTGAAGTCTATAAACTGCCTGGTGATAGTGAGTTCTTTGGTGATTTTTCTTATATTAATACACGAATTAGAATAGACCAGGATCTTAAAAAAGGGGCGTTGGTTGATACGTTAATCCATGAAATCAACCATGCAGCGTATGCTATCGGACAGTTGAAAAAAGACGATGATGAAGAGCGTGTCGTATCCGTATTTGCAAGTGTATGGACTCAAATTTATCGAGATAATCCGCATTTGTTAAAGTTTATACAAAAAGAGTTGCGATGACCTGTTTGTATCAAGTGGTAGAAAAGTTCTTTACAAAAGAGGGTGTAAAAAAAGTCTTATCGGAAGTAGAAAATTTACAACCTATGAAGGCTGCCGTTTCTTCGGGTATGCGAGAAGATTATCGGAAAGTCACAGCACGAAACTTTGGTACAGGGTATGATTGGTTGTTAGACCCTATTACAGAGACAATAGCAGAAGCCAATAAGCAATGGGGCTTTGATATTGTTGGGATAGCGGAAGATTTACAGTATTTAGTGTATAAAGAAGGCGATAAATACGATAGGCATTTAGATTTGCATATTGGGGATTTAAGTAAAGATATTCCGAATCGTAAAATTACGTTTATTATACAATTATCGGATAGTGCAAGTTACGAGGGTTGTGATTTGATGCTAGACGGTGGAATCAAGGGCGAGGCAATCCCTAGAGGAATAGGCGATTTAGTAATGTTTCCTTCCTGGTTAGCCCATTGGGTTGAACCCTGTATTAAGGGAGAACGTCATTCTATTGTAGGTTGGGTTGCTGGTCCTCATTGGAGGTAGCTATGGAACCAAGTAATTGTCCGTGGTGCGGAGAATGGAGTCGGTATATTGTCGTTAACGGTCATTATGAGTGCCCACGTTGTAAAAATGTTGTAGCGGATTGTTGCGATGGTGAACAAGAACAAATATGGGAAGATTTACAGGATAAAGCTGGTGCGTGAGATTATATTACGGTGTATTTGCAGAGTATCGACACGTATAAATAATTGGGCGTGGAGAAAACTGTACGGTAATAGAGCAAAAATATATGAACGTCTTGAAGATCATTTACCATGAAAGAAGCAGAAACATTACTAAAGTTACATAATGATCCTGTTTTGTTTGTAAAAACGTGTTTAAAAGCTAATCCGCAAGAATGGCAAAAAGAAGCGTTATATCTTTTGCGTGATAATACAAAAATTGCCATACGGTCAGGACATGGAGTTGGGAAAAGTGCGTTGTTATCGTGGACCATCCTATGGTGGTTGTTAACACATTATCCCTCTAAGATTGTTTGCACAGCTAACACCGTACATCAATTATCCGATGTTTTGTGGTCGGAAATACAAAAATGGATAAAACAATTACCCGAAGGTTTCCAAGAACAGTTGGAAGTTAAAAACGATAAAATAAGTTTAACGCATGCTGCGGATAGTTTTTGTGTTGCTCGAACAAGTAGACGAGAAACACCAGAAGCGTTACAAGGATTTCATAGTACCAATATGTTGTTCGTTATAGACGAAGCATCAGGTGTTCCTGATGTTGTGTTTGAAACAGGACAAGGATCTATGAGTACACCAGGGGCTAAAACTATAATGGTGGGTAATCCTACTCGTAGTAGCGGATTTTTTGCAAAAGCGTTTGACAGCCCAACATGGAAAACAAAAACAGTCAGTTGTTTGGATTCTAACCAAGTAAGTAACGATTTTATCGCAGAAATGCGACAACAATACGGCGATGAATCCAACGTCTATAGGGTCAGGGTTTTAGGACTACCGCCTACGGCTGATGATGATACGGTTATACCTATTCATCTTATTGAAGCTGCGGTAGATCGTGAAGTGGAGGGGATAGAACAAATCATGCCAGTGTGGGGGCTTGATGTTAGTAGATTTGGGTCTGACCGCACAGCGTTATGTAAACGAAAAGGCAATGTCGTTACAGAGCCTATCAAAACATGGCGAGATAAAGACCTAATGCAGTTGTGTGGTATAATATTAACCGAGTATGAAAGTGTACCTTATGAAGACAGACCTAGTGAAATTCTGGTTGACAGTATTGGGCTTGGTGCAGGTGTGGTGGACCGCCTTGCGGAACTCGATTTACCAGCCCGTGGTGTTAATGTGGCTGAGTCTGCGTCTCTTAGTCAGAAGTATGTACGTTTGCGTGATGAGCTTTGGTTCTCTGGTCGTGAATGGTTGGAGGCGAAAGATTGCAAACTTCCGAAAGACGAAGTCTTAACATCTGAGTTAGCCATACCCAGATTTAATTATACAAGTACAGGTAAACTCAAAGTAGAAGGCAAAGATGAAATGAAAAAACGAGGCCATAAGTCGCCTGATGTTGCTGATGCTTTTCTTTTGACGTTTGCTGGTACGGCTGTAAGGGCTTCATCTGGTAGTAAATACCGTTACAACAGAGCAATTCAATACCCAAGCACAAACTGGATAGTGTAGGAGAAAAATAATGAGTCTGTATGAAAATATTAATAGACGTAAGAAAAAAGGAATATCAAGAAGTAAGAAAAAAAGCACAATATCTAAAGAGGCTTATGCTAACATGAAACAAGGTTTTCCAAAAAAGAAAAAGAAAAAGAAAAAAACCTCATGAAATTGACCGATAGACAAAAATCAGCTTTAAAAAGACATAGTGAGCATCATACAAAAAAACATATGGATATGATGAAACGATTAATGCGTAATGGAAAAACATTTACAGTTGCTCATAAAGAAGCAATGAAAAAAGTAGGGAAGTAATGGCAACAAAATCACAAGCGTCTCGCACCCCTTCAGGTAGGGTAACGTACAGAGGAGAATCGTTTTCTGGTTTCAACAAGCCAAAAAGAACACCAGGTGGTAACAAAAAATTTGCTGTACTTGCGTCAAAAGGCGACAACATTAAATTGGTAAGGTTTGGCGATCCAAATATGCGTATTAAGAAATCCCAACCCGACAGACGTAAATCATTTAGGGCTAGACACAACTGCGACACTGCAAACGATAAGTTTTCAGCACGGTATTGGTCTTGTAAGAATTGGTAATGGAAAATAATGACAATCAATCAATTTGTGAATTTACTGGAGTCCGTAGGGATACCCGTTGTGGTCGGTGCAGCTGCGGCTTGGAGTCTGTGGAAAATAATAACGTGGATTCTAAAAGACCTGTTAGGAACAATAACTCGACAACACAATGAGCGTGGCAAAGAACAAATAGAATTAAAAACAGAAATGATTGCGTTACTAAATAGTTTAACAGCACAATTAGACGAAGAGATACGAGATACACGAGCATTGATAAAAGACTTACAAGGTGTCAATATTCAAGTTGTAGATAGAGTGCGTGTTATGGAACGTAATGTCTATAGGTTTCAAGATGCAGTAAGAACACGATTTGATTTGCCTAATGTAGATTACAAATTAACACGTAAAGAAAAATATGATGAAGCACAACAAATTATTAAAGATGTTGGAAAGATTAACGGAGATTAACTCTTATGGCTAAAATGGATGAACAAGAGTTTTCTGCATTATTTAAAAACGAAGTACAAAATGCAGTTAACTATTATGATACAGAGTTTTCTCAAGATCGAGCAGACGTTCTGTCATACTATTTAGGGGAACCTTTTGGTAATGAGTTGGAAGGTCATTCAAAAGTAGTTGCTACGGAAGTTTCTGACACTATTGAATACATTATGCCTAGCTTGATGAAAATATTTGGTAATGGTGATTTTGCGAGATGTATGCCTCGTCAACCTGAAGATATTGCGAGTGCGGAACAGGCTTCCGAGTATGTAAACTTTGTAATGAATACACAAAATTCTGGTTTTAAAATTATTCATAACTGGTTAAAAGATGCGTTATTATTTAAATTAGGCGTTGTTAAAGTTTTCTATGAAGAGCACGAAGAAGTTGATGAACAAAGTTTTAATAATCTTTCTGAAGAAGAGTTGGCAGTTTTATTAGAAGATGAAACTATTAAAATTACAGAACAAGAAGAAGTAGAAATAGGCGTGGATGAAGAAGGCAACCCGATTATTGCCTATAATGTAACGATAACAAAAACTACACCAAATGGTAAAATTCGTATTATTAACATACCGCCTGAAGAATTTTTATTTCCTAAACGTGCTGTAGATTTAGAGTCTGCAGATTTTGTTGCTCATCGTACATCTATGACGGTTTCTGATTTAGTCGAAATGGGGTATGACAAAGAGTTAATAGAACAGTACGCTGGTTTTAATGAAATGCAACAAGACACAGAAGTACAGGCAAGATTTGAACAAATTGAAAGCACAACAGAAGGCGATAGTAGCGACCCTGCATTAAGAGAAGTGTTAGTTACCGAAGGATATTTAAAAGCAGATTATGATGGGGATGGAGTTGCAGAGCTAAGGCGTGTTCTTGCTATTGGGGAATCAACATATATATTAGAAAACGAACCTTACGATAAAGTGCCGTTTGCTATACTCTCTCCTGTTCTTATGCCTCACCGTATGGTTGGTAGGTCTATTGCCGAAATGGTTATGGATATACAAAATATCAAATCGGTACTATTACGACAGCTTTTAGACAATATGTATCTACAAAACAATTCTAGGGTTGTAGCGGTAGAAGGTCAGGTCAACATTGATGACTTAATTAGCGTCAGACCAGGTGGTGTTGTAAGAACTCGTGCTCCAGGAATGGTTCAACCTTTAAATGTACCCCAAATTGGTCCACAAGCGTTCTCTATGTTAGAATATATGGATCAAGTAAGAGACCAACGTACAGGGTTTTCTAAAGCAAGTTTAGGGTTAGACCCTGATGCTTTACAATCTACAACGGCTGCTGCAGTTAATGCTACCGTGCAAGGTGCACAAGCTAAAGTTGAAATGATAGCTAGAGTAATTGCAGAAACAGGGTGTAAAGATTTAGTACGATTAATTTTATCGTGCATTGTAAAATTTATGCCTCGTTCTCAAATTATTCGATTGCGTAATGAATTTGTAGAAATAGATCCTAGACAATGGGCTACCGAGTATGACATTGATGTTAACGTAGGGTTGGGAACAGGTACACAAAACGAAAAGACTGCAATGTTAGTACAAATTGCTGGTAAACAAGAACAAATTTTGCAACAATTAGGTATGGATAATCCTGTTGTTTCGTTATCACAATACACCAATACATTATCAGAGATTGCTGAAATGGCTGGTTTTAAAGATACATCACGGTTCTTTAATAGTGGACAACGTATAGACCAAGAGGTACAACAGCAACAGCAACAACAAATGGCTATGGACCAACAAGCTGCACAAGCTCAAGCGAATGCTCCTGATCCTGCAGTCATAAAAGCACAAGAAGAATTAAAGTTAAAACGAGAAAAAATGGAAGCAGACATTGCATTAGAAAGAGAAAAAATGCGATTGAATTTTGAATTACGTAAACAAGAACTAGAAGCAGAGTTAGCCCTAAGAGCACAAGCTAAAGCATTAGGTGGCAATGTTTCAACTAACTTACCGAGGGCATAGATATGAGTTTTGGTGGATTTGATAATACTGTAGAACCAGGAACAGTAAATTTAGAATTTCCTGATGTTAGCCCTACTGTACCAGATGTTTTAAGTCTAAACCCTGTAGATATTGGAACACAATTTGGTCCAGAAGCCCAACTAGCTCTTGAAATTGAACAACAACGTCAACAACAAACACCGATACAGACAGGTTTAGGTATTCTTGCAGAAGATGCTGACCCTTTTGTGCCATCAAATGTTTTACCTGAAATGGTAGTTGATGATGATGGAGGTACACTTAAACAACTTGCTATCCCTGTTCAAATTAGTGATGTTATTAGACAAGCAATTACACCACAAGACGGTGGCTTGTTAGGTGAAGCGTTAAGGGTAATTCCATACGGAGGTGCTTTAAGAACAGCAGGTACAGTTGCTAGAGACTTATTAAATACAGGTTATCAACCTACAGAACAAGATAGACAATTTATGGAAACAGCTTTGGCTCCAGACCTTGATGACATACGAAGAAGTGATCCAGAAACATCAAGGCAAATTGGATTGCCAGTAGAAGAACAGGAAACACCAGATCAATCACCTTTTTTTCAACCAGTAACAGATGTTGCATTTTTAGACCCAAGAGAGCCAAACTTACTTAACCTTACACCGGCAAATTTACAAGCATTTTTGACAGCTAGAAATTTACCGAATGTAGATTATCAAGCCTTAAATACTGCATTTGCACAACGACCTCCATTTGGACTACCCGTTGCGAGTAACACCAGTTTACCAAGTTTATTATCCTAAAGGACAAAATGACCGAAGGAAAAAGAAGAGAAGAGAGAGACAGGGGAGCAAGAGCACAAGCGATTTTGAAAGATCCACTTGTAGTAGAAGCTCTGGAAACCCTGGAACAACAATACATAGATGCTTGGAAAACAAGCCCCAACCGAGACGAGGATGGGAGAGAGCGTATCTACCTGTTGATGAAATCGCTTGAAGTTTTCAAGGGTCACCTAATTTCTGTTGTAGAGACAGGAAAACTTGCTGATAGAGAATTAAGCAAGAAATTTTAACTAAAATATAGGAGTTCAGAATGGCCGAGGCTACTGACAGACTAACTACGCATAGTGCCGTAGATTCCTTACTTAGTCGAAATGCCCCTCCAGAGGTAAGCAAAGACGAAGGTAAGCCCGTTGAGGAAAATACACAAGATACTCAACAAACAACTGAAGTTGAAGAATCGCAAGAGGAAGCAACAGAAGTTGAGACGGAATCAACCGAAGCTGATAATGACGGTGAAGAAGCCCAATCGGAAGAAGCAGAGGAAGAGGAAGTTGTAGAGGAAGTTGAAGAAACTCTCTACCGTGTAAAAGTTGATGGTAATGAATATGATGTTCCTGAAACGGAATTGATAAAATCCTATCAACTAGAAAAAACAGCGCAACAAAGATTATCTCAAGTTGCTGAGGATAGAAAAACCTTAGAAGCAGAAAAGACATCTTTAGCTACAGAGCGACAAAAATACGCTCAAGGTTTGCAACAGTTGCAAGGGGTGTTGGAATCACAACAACCTGACGCAGCAACCATAGAGAAGTTACGGCAAGAAGACCCTGTAGCAGCTCAAGATATGGAAATAGCCTACCTGAAAAGACAAGACGCACTAAGAAACGTAGCTGCCGAAAGAGAACAGTTACGTTCAGCTTGGTTAGCAGATGAACAAGTAAAACTAACGCAACGTATCCCTGAATGGCAAAACGCAGAAACACGAGCTAAAGAGCAAAGTGCGGTAGTCACATATGCACAACGTATGGGTTTTACTGATGCAGAGTTAAGTCAAGTTGATTCTCGTGCAACAGAAATTATTCGTAAAGCATGGCTTTATGATAGTCTTAAAAATGAAAAAGTGCCGAAAGCAAAAAAGATTGTTAAGAAAGCACCAAAACTTGTCAAAAAAGGCGGCTCCCCTAAAACAAAAGCAGACCATACTTCTGATGCACGTAAAAAGGCTTATCAGAAATTTGCTAAAAGTGGCAGTCGTGAGGCTGCTGTTGATTATTTACTTAACAAATAGGAGGGCATTGTGGCCAACTATCTAACTACAAATGCGATTGGAGAGAGAGAAGATCTTTCTGACGTAATAACTAGGGTGGACCCAGACGAAACCCCCGTTTTCAGTAATGCAAGAAAAATTGTTACTAAAGGCGTAACTCACGAATGGCAAGTTCAAGAGTTAGCTGCTGCTAGTGCAACTAACTATAATACTGAAGGTGCGGATTTTTCATTTACCAACCCTACAGCAACAACCAGACTTGGTAACGTACATCAAATCTTCGTACAAGCTGCATCAGTCAGTAACACTTTAGATGTTGTAGACAAAGCAGGAAGAGATCGAGAAGTAGCGTATGTAAAGTTAATAAAAGGTCTGGAACAAAGACGCGATATGGAAAAAACTATTACCATGAGTCAAGCTAAAAACAGTTCTGATCCTCGTAAGATGGGTTCCATTGCTGCTTACATGACTAATGTTGATAAAGTTTCTCCATCAACAACTGCTACTGGAGACGGAACAGACGTTTCTGACGGAGCAGGAACCAACGCAGCTCTCTCGCTTGCAAAAATAGATGCGGCGATGCTTGCGGCGTATAATGAAGGTGGACAACCAGACATTATGATTATGCATCCGAACAACAAAGCTGCTTTTAGTGATTTGAGTTCTGGTTCTGTTGCAGATGCACAGTTGCAATACTCCGCACCAAAAGAGATTGCGATTGTAGGTTCAGTCAGTATGTACTTGACTGATTTCGGAGAGTTGAATGTTGTCATTGATAGATTCATCGGTGACGAGCACGTTTGGTTACTTGATACAGATTATTATGCAATAGGGCATTTACCTGGTAGACTTTTCAGCTCAACTGAAGTTGCTGCTACAGGTGATGGTCAAAAATTTGCTATCGTATCAGAAGCAACTTACGTTCCAACTGCACCAAAAGCACACGGTGCGGTTCTTGATCTTAGCGGATCTTAGAGTGCAACTTAGAGAGGGGCTTCGGCCCCTTTCTTTTTTTAGAGGTTTTTATGTCAAAGAAATTGTTAAGTTCAAATCCTATTGAAAGAAAAAAAACTTATTTAACTTCTGATTCTGAAGGTTTAGGTATTGTAACAGAAACAGACACAACAAGTTTGTTGCAATATAACCGACAAGAAGAAGCAATGTGGCGACCAGGTTCAATGATGGGTAATACACAAAAGCACATTCAACCTATCGCAAACATACCTACAGCAATTTATTACCAACTATTAGAAAAATTTGGTCCAGTCAAACATAACAAAAAAGCATGGATGAAATGGTTAAATGACCCAGACCATAAAGCATTTAGAACCACAGGTGGGAAACTGTAATGGCATTATCAACGTATTCTGATTTGAAAACTGCTATAGCTAATAATTTGGCTAGGACAGACCTTACAGATCAAATGGATGACTTCATAGATTTAGCAGAGGCACGATTAGGTCGTGAATTGAAAACTCGTAGTCAAGAATCTTCAACTAACGTGACCACAGGTGATGAGTTTGTAAGTTTGCCTACAGATTTAAGAAGAGTACGTTTAGTTAGAATAACCACAGGAACACCATCCGTTTTAACGTCTAATACACCGCAAGATTTATTTGCTAATTTTGACACAGGTCAAGGTAGACCAACACATTTTACTATTATTGGCGAACAACTTATTTTAAGACCTATACCTGACACAACCTATACCGTTAGAATTACAATGGGTACAGGTATGGATTCTTTATCAGATTCCACAACTACTAATACTGTTTTAACACGGTATCCCGATGCTTACTTATATGGGTGTTTAGCAGCAGCTTACCGTTATTTGTTGGATGAGGCACGAAGTCAATTTTATGATGCACTTGCAACACAAATTATAGAAAAAATTAATACATCTGAAGAAGGTGCTAAATATGGTTCAGGGGTGTTAGTGCAACAAGCATTGGTGGTAGTATGATTCCGTTTGGCCCGTGGACTCCAGACCAACCTGATTTTAATAATCCAGGTGTAACGGTTGCAAAAAATTGTATACCTGCTGCAACTGGGTACAAAGCCTTTCGTGGCTTCGGAGCATTAAGCGGTGCTGCAGATGCATGGATACGAGGGATTGGAACGGCAAAGGGTTCAGATGATTCAATAAACTTTTTTGCTGGTGATGCTACAAAACTTTATAAGTTTGACGCAAGTGATTCTGGTTTAGATAATGTTTCTAAAAGTGGAAACTATAGTTTAGGAACAGAAGATATTTGGAATTTTATTCAATTTGGTGACAGGGTTATAGCATCACACGGCCACGATGACATTTTGCAAAGCTATGTTATAGGAACATCTAGTTTGTTTGCAGATATAAGTGGTAGCCCTGCTGCGGAATATATTGCTGTTGTAAAAGATCAAGTTGTTTGTGCAAATGTAAAATATTCAAGTAATGTACATCCTTCTCGGTTATATTGGTCTGCACTTGATGACCCTACTGGTTGGACAATCGGTACGAGCCAAAGTGATATTCAAGACATTGCGGATTTAGGAAATATCACAGGGATTGTTGGTGGAGAGATTGGTTCAGTATTTTTAGAGCGAGGCATAGTGAGAATGAGCTATGTTGGTTCTCCATTAATTTTTCAGTTTGATAAAGTGGAAACATCTCGTGGTTGTCCTTACTCTGGTTCTATTGCTAACGTAGGTCCAGTATCGTATTATCTTTCGCAAGATGGCTTTTATGTTTTCGATGGAAACAGATCAACACCAATAGGCAATGAGCGAGTCAATAAATTTTTCTTTGATAACTTTGCAAGAAATGCCGAGTATCGTATTTCCGCTCAAGCTGATCCATCAAATCAGTTAATTGTTTGGAGTTATCCTACAGGTTCATCTCAAGATGGAACGCCTGACAGATTATTATTTTACAACTACGTGTTAGATAAATGGTCTTTTGCTGACCTTGAAACAGAACGATTAGGAACAATTATATCTCCAGGTTACACATTAGAACAGTTAGCTAACATATCGAGTTCTATAGAGGACTTACCTGGTTCTTTAGATGACTCATTGTTTGTCGGTGGTGAATACTTACTAGCTGCAGGAAAAGATAAAAAAATAGGAATCTTTAATGCCTCTCGTTTAGAAGCCACTATTGAAACACAAGAATTAGAAGTATCTCCAGGTAAAAGTTCCTTAGTTACACAAGTACAACCGTATGTAGATTTTTTTAATGAAGGTACAATACCAACAGTAACAGCGTCTATACAATCACGTAATAGACATTTAGATAGTGCAGAGTATTCTACTGCTACATCTGTTACTGCAGATAATTTTATACCAGTACGTTCTAGTGGTCGTTTTCATAAATTAAAATTTACAATAAATGATTTTGATATAGCTCAAGGATTTGATATAACTATACAAGAACGTGGATTAAGATGACTGATTTTAACTTTAGAAGATTATCCAGAGATCCTAGCAATCGTGATATTTCTGAAGTTGTCAATAACATTTTAGATGGAAATACTAATAATAAAGGATCTGTAACATTGACAGCTAGTGCAGCAAGTACGGCTGTAACGGATTTAAGGGCTGGACCAGAAAGTGTGATTGTATTAATGCCAACAACTGCTAATGCAAGTGCAGAAGTAGGGGCTGGAACTATTTATGTAAGTGCCAGAACAAAACAAGCATTTACACTAACTCATGCGAACAATGGACAAACAGATAGAACCTTCAAATATGCAATTATTGGATGAATTTAAAAAAAGACGGCATTTAATAAAAGATGCTTTGGAATATGCAGACAACTCGCATACGCCTGAAGATGTATTAAGTGCTATTGAAAAAAAACGAGCACAACTCTGGCCTTTGCCAAATAGTGTTATCGTAACGGAAATAGTATCATACCCTGCTGGTAGAAGTATTCGGTTTTGGTTAGCTGCTGGTAACATGGATGAATTATTAGCTGCCGAACCATTTATTGCAAAATGGGGTAAAGAAAATTACGGTTGTAAAAAAGTAGAAATTATAGGCCGTAAAGGATGGATAAAAAAATTGAAAGATTATAAACACAAAGCCGTATTATTATCTAAGGAGATAAAAGATGAGTAAGGGCGGAACACGCACAGTTAACACCACGACTAATGTACCTGCATTTGCAGAGCCGTTTTTTAAACGTGGACTAGACGAAGCATTAAAAGTATTTGAAACACCAACAGAGTTTTTCCCTGCATCAACTGTTGTTGGGCAATCTCCTGAAACACAATTAGCATTATCAGCACAAAGAGAACGTGCATTAGCTGGTTCTCCGTTAACGCAACAAGCACAAGATTATACAAGCTCAGTTTTAGCTGGAGACTTTCTTGGTCCTAATCCTTTTTTTAATGCGGTCTTTGACCCTGCAGCTCGTGCTGTAGAAGATAGAGTATTAAGTCAAATGAGCAGAGCTGGTCGATTAGGTTCAGGTGCGGAAACAGATATTTTATCTCGTAACTTAGCAGACCTTGCAGGTAACATTGCTTTTAATCAATACGGAGCAGAAAGAGCAAGGCAACAACAAGCAGCAGCCCAAGCACCTGCTATGGCTGATTTAGACTTTGCAGATTTAGCAAGGCTTGGTCAAGTTGGTGCAGCAAGAGAAGCACAACAAGCTGCAGAACTTCAAGATCAAATACGAAGGTTTGAGTTCCAACAACAAATACCATCACAAAAACTTGCAGATTATTTGTCTGCAATCAGGGGTGGTACATTTGGACAAACACGGCAAGAAGTACCCAAAACACCAATAAGTGATTTAATCTTTGGTGGTCTTAGTGGAGCTAATCTTGGACAACGGTTATTACCAGGTTCATCTATTGCACCAGTCTTAGGTGGACTTGCTGGTGGTTTAGGAGGGTTATTCTAATGGTACAATCATTTTATAGAAGATTGCGTATGCCTCCTGCCCCTTTAACAACACCTGCTAATCAATTTGCTAATCCAGGTGGGTTTGCGAGAACAAGTGCTTTTAGACCATCTTCACTTTTGCCTGTAG